GTCGTGCCAGCCGTGTTGCCGACGATGAAGCGCTCCTCGGTCTTGCCCGCCGTCGTGTCGATGATGCGCAGCTTGAAACCGTAGTCGCCTGAGCCGCCACGGTTGGCCAGCATGTTCACGCCGACCGCCGTGGGCAGCGCGGTCGAAAGCGTCACGCTCGTGGTGGTCGCGCCCGCTGCGATGGTGCCGACAGCCGCGAAACTGGGGGCAAACACGCTTGCCGCGCCAGCGCCGAACGTGCCACCGAGGCCGGGGTTGACGGCCAGTTGCCACGCCTTCGTGATGATGTTGTAGCGGTTCAGGATCGCCGCGCTGATGAGGTTGTGCACGAATGGATGGCGGCTGAGGTCGCTGCGCATGTCGGCGCACATCGAAGACGCCGCAGCGTGCGCGTTGGGAGACGGGGCAACCTGAGCCCACAGCAGGCGGTCAATGACCTTCTTGAAGTTGTTCGCCATGATCGTCCTTCAGGAGATGAGCGAGCGCACACAGTCGCGCCACGCCGAGAGGTTGCTGCCGCGCGTCAGAAGTTGCGGCTGATCACCGCCGAGGCCGGCGATGTTCGTCACCGCCGAAACGGTCGTGACGGTCGTGACGGTCGTCACCGTTCCAGACTCCAGCGTCGCCGTCACGCGCTGCCGCTGCAGCGAGCGGTCGTAGCCCTGCGGGGCTGACAGCGCGTTGATGATCCGCGACAGTTGGAGGTGATTCTCCTCGTCGTGCACCGTGAGCGTCACGCTCGGGTCGATGCCGGTGATGTCAACGTCCAGCGGCGCGGCCCGCAGTTCGGTGTCCGTCAGTCCACCCGTAGTGACCGCCAGCGGCGTCACCGCCGTAATCGGCAGCGGGTTCGTGGCCGACACATCGACGGCGATACCATCTTCACCGATGCCGAGTTTCACGCGCTGGTGCAGAACCCCTTCGATCTCGTCGGCCGCGACTGTCGCGCCTGAACCTGGGGTGTAGCCTACGTTGTCGGCCATCGCTTACTCCGTCTCGATGCGGGAGATGCGTCCGCGCTCGCGTACCACCCGCTTCGGGCGGCTGATCGCCTCGATGGCCTTGTCGGTGTTGCGGCTGCTCGTTGCCGCGAATTGTCCCACGGCATCGCTCATGCGGCCCACGGCATCACCGATCACGGAAACGCTCTGTCCGAGCCCCGCCACAGCCTGCTGCATGGCTTGGGATGCCTGCACCATGCTGTCATTGGCCTGGCGCTCGGCGCGTAGTTGCTCGATCTGGCCATCGGTGGCCTCGACCTTGTTGCGGCGCAATTGGTTCTCCAGGCGCATCGCCTCGATTTCGAGTAGGGTCTTCTCGTCGGGCGGCTGACCCATCGCTTCGCCGCCGCCTTCTCCGGGCGCCTGGCCGACCTTGGCAAGTGTCTCGACGGTCTTGGCCTGCGTGAGTTCCGTCTCCGCGCCGGTCTTGATCGCGTCGGCACGGGCCTTGTCGGCCTCGGCCAGCGCCTTCTGAGCCGCGGCCTCCACGAACACCGCGTTCGGGTCTTGCTGCTGCGCGGCGGCCTGCAGGCGCTCCATGTCCTTCTCTTCCGGCTCCAGCGCGCCCATGTCCACCAACTTGCGCCGGAAGTATTCGCGCGTCTGCTCCAGCCCCTCACCCTCCATGTTGAGGATGACCATAGCCTGCAGCACCGATTGCGTCTGCGGGTCTTGGGTGATGGCGGTCAGGTTGGTCAGCGACTGCACGATGGCCTCGCGCTGGCTGCGGAACGACGGGCCGATCTCAACGGCGAGGTCGAACTCGGCCTCGGACAGATCGTTCTCGTATTCCAGTTCGCCCTCGTCGCTCACCATCGGCTTCATCAGTTCGATGGAGCCAACCTCGTTCTGCGACCCGAGGCCCTTCATCTTGCGCCCCGGCTCGACGTATGTCTCCTTGGCCATCGACAGCCACACCTCGCCGCAGCGGCGCTTGGCCTTGGCGTAGTTCGAGACGTAGATGAACGACTGCATGTCCAGCCGCTGCTGGACCATCTGCACGGCCTTGCCGCTGACGTTGGCGACGATCTTGTCGCCCTGCTCCTGGTTGCCCAAGACCTCCTTGATGTCCACGTCGGTGATCTGCAGCAGCGCGGCCATCGCGGGCGGCAGATTCGGGCTCTTGGTGTACGCCACCGGCCCCGCGACCTGCGTGGAGCCGTCCGGGCCGCTGATCGGGTTGATCAGCAGGTACGGGTAGTTGCGCAGGTTGTCGTCCTGCCACATGACCTGGTGGCCTGCCACCTGCTCGGGGGTCAGAATGGGCTTCTCGACGCTCGACAGAGCGGCGATCTCGGCCATCTTGGACAACTGCATGTTCTTGAGCCGCTGCGCGTCCTTGGCCAAGCGCACATGGCCGCAGCACCGCTCCACGTTGTCCACGAACCACCGCTTGCCGTAGACCGGGATGATCGGGATGTGCTTGCCGACGATGTAGCCCGAGTCCTCCAGCACCTTCGCGCCGCTGAGGACGTACTTGTGCACCTTGCGCACCTTGATGCGCTTCTGACGCACCTCGACGCTGCCGATGGCGGTCAGTTCGGCCAGCTTCTCGTCGTCGAGTTCGCTGTCCCGGTAGCGCTCCTCCTCGCCGTCGAGGCTCCTGAAGACGCGCACGGTGTCGGGCACCATCTCGACGCAGTAGTATTCCGCGACGTACACCACGTCGGGCGTCAGCCAGTCGAACTCGTACTGGTGAATCTCCTTGGGCCACGTCGCCGGGTCGTCGCCGTACTCGGCCTTGTAGGCGTCGCGGGTCATGCTGGTCAGCACGAAGCACTTCGTCGCGTCGGCCTTGTCCTGGCGCTTGGCCTGGAGGTCGAAGAACACGCTGCTGTCTGCGTCGAAGATCGGCTCGATCCTGACGCGCTGCTTCTCGTCCTCGTCGTCCTCTTCGTTCTCGTAGACCGTGCGCAGCCGGAACGCGCCGAACCCGCCGCCCACCGCCTCCTCGAAGGCGTTGTCGTAGGCCTCCTCGGCGTTGCTGTCCTGCTCGTCGGCCCGGAACAACTGGTCGCAGGCGTCGGCCAGGCTGTCGTACTCCTTGCCCTCCTTGGACACGAAGTCCACAGTGACGCGGTTCGACCGGTACTCGGAGAAGATGCGCTGGACGGCCAACGCGATCTTGTTCACCTCGAGTTTCGGCTTGTTCTCGAACTGCGCGCCCAACGGCCCTTCCCACTGGGCGCCTGCGATGCTGTAGAACCGGCGGTCCTGCAGGCACTGTAGCCGCTCGTCGCGCAAGGCCGACTGGATGTTGTCGAACTCGCGCATCGCCTCCTGGTGTACGTCGGCCAGTCGTTGCTGAGTGGTTGGTCGTGCCATGATGTGCCTCAGTGGCCGGCAGCGGACCAGTGGTGGCGGGTCGGCAGCGCGGAGAACTTGGAAACCGTGCCGAAGAAGGCGCTGCCGACGTCGCTGCTCACCGGGAACGCGAACGTCACGGCGATGGCGTCTGCGGCGTCAGGGGACGCCAGCCCACGGGCCTTCATGTCCTTCTTCGACTCCAGAAAGATCTTGCCCGACGAGTCGGGCTTGGTGCGCGGGCCGGTCAGGTCGTCTCGAAGTTGTTTGTCCTGTGGCAGGCTGGCGGTCTTGAGCCAGTCCTTGAGCGCGCCCCATAGCTCCGCGCGCCGGTTGCCCCACATGACGGGCTTCGTGGACTTCCAGCCGAAGTTCACGCCGCGCACCTTATACCGCTGTTCGGTCAGCCGGTCAAGGATGCCGTAGCCCAGTCCACCCTCGTCGATCATGGTCAGCGCCGGCCGGAACTCCTCGATGGCCTGGATGACGTGCCCGACGACCGTCATGGTGTCGTCGCCGCGGTAGCGCCTCAAAGTGATGATATTGCGCCCCTGCCGCACGGCGATGACCGTGCTGTCGGCCCCGCTGCGCGCCGGGTCCACGCCGATGACGATGGGGGCGCTCATGTCGCGCAGCGGCTCTCTGCTCATCGCCTGATCGACGAGTGTGGGCGAGATGAACTGGTCGTCACCCTGGCTCGGGAACTCGCCGTAGACCTCGACGCGCGCTTGGCGGCTGTCCTCGCCGTGCTCGGCGATGATCTGCTCGTAGACCCCCTTGTCCGTGTCCTCGACCGAACGGGAGTCGATCTGCCGGGTGGTCCAGAAGTCGCGCTTGGCGTGGAAACACTCGTAGAAGTACCCCGTGTTGCGGCGAGGGTTGCTGAACGCGAGCCAGTAGCGATCGACAATGGGCTCGGTGAAGAAGCCCGCTGCAACTGACCAGATGGCGTCAGGGATGCCGCTGGCCTCGTCGAAGATGACCATCATGCCGTCGTGGTTGTGCACACCGGCATAGGCGTCAGGGTTCTCCTCGGACCAGAGCTTCCCCTCGGCGCCCCAGTAGCGCGGACCCTTCTTCAGATCCCGCTCGACGAGTTCGGTGAGCCACGCGGCCGGGGTGAGCTTCGTGGCGCTGACCTCCCACCAGTGCGAGTTGATGACCATCGCGCACCACTTGGTCAACTCGCCCCAGGTAACCGAGCGTAGCTGCGGCTCACCGTTGGCGCTGACGATGACGCTTGAACCGATGCGAGTGGAGAGCATCCACAGCACGAGCCAACTGACCAGCGCGCTCTTGCCGATGCCCCGCCCCGAGGCGAGGGCCATACGCAGCGCCTGCAGCACGGCGTCGGGCGACCGATTCGACCGGATGTGCTTGGCGATGGTACGCAGAACGTCGCGCTGCCAGGCGCGCGGGCCGGTGAAGTGTTCGAGTGGGGTGTTCTTCTGCCCCCACGGGAACGCAAACATGACGAACGTCTCGGGGTCGTCGGCGACGTGAGGGCTCCACAACTGAGCCATCAGCATCTCTTCCTCGGCCGGCGCGTAACGCGGTCGCTGCGCGGGCATCAGGGGGTGTCCTCAGGGGTGTCCGAGGTGTGTTCGATGAGGTCAACCACCTCCTCGACGAGAGGTGAGTTTGATGGTGCGATGCGGCTATTCGCCTGCTGGAGCGCCGAGATGATGCTGATCGACTGGTTGACCTCAATCTGCTTGGACTCGCCGTACTGCTTGCGGTTGTCGGCGCCCATGAGCCACTTGTAGGTGTCGATCTTGAGCTTGGAGCGGGCCACGTCCTCGATGCTGTCTTCAGCCTCGGCGATCTCGATGATTCTGCCCGCCCACCACTCCGTGCGCAGTTCCTTCGCCTCCTTGTAGCGCTCGTAGCGCATGGAATCCTGCTTGATCCAGCGCCAGAAGGCGTCGTAGTCGAGGTCGCGCACATCTTCGACGATGACCGACTTGAGCGTGCGCCCCTTGGCCATCTCGGTCAGGACGCGCTCGAAGGTCTGCTCGAAGGTGGTGAGCAGAAGCTCCTTCGTGACCCTGCGACGCTGCGCCTGCACGGCTTGCGTGGGCTGGGCTGGGCTGGTGGTGAGCCAGTCCGGTACGAGTTCGATGGTGGTGCTCTGTTCCACGCCGCAAGTGTATCACGGGTGTTTGCGGGTGCAAGTTGGGTGATTGGTGCGTGGGT